ATAGGAGAACTATATGGCACAAGCACAAGTTGGATGGCATGCAGATGGAAGATATATAAATACATTCCCAAGTGTATTAGTTCCTGCATTAGGCAGACTTAGAGAAGGTAGTACTAATAACTATGAGTTAAGAGCTTTTGTTACTAATCAAGATACAAAAACATGGGAACTATCAATGGATGCTGCAGGAGTAACATATAGATTACTATCAGATCCTCTTGATACAAGACATCCCATGACTAATATCAATCTTGCCGCTGGAGAGACTATAGTATTGTACGCAGATGCTACAGTAACTACAAGTCCTTCTGCAGTATTTGGAGTTATATCTATTAATGCAGAAGTAAATGCATGTGATATATCAAGAGAATCAGCAAAGCAAAGATTAATTGTATTAGATGTTATAGCAAATAGAATATTAAGAGACTTAAATTCAGGTCCAGTCTCTGAAGAAACAAGAATTAGTTTAAGATCTAGCTCTCAATTTCTTAGAGGTTTAGCTAGACACTTAAGAGAAGACTTCGGAATCGTTGATGACGGAAGTTAATAGGAGAGATTTATGATCGCATGGATTAAATGTTGGATCAAGACAATATTAAATAAGCTTTGCCCTTGTAAGAAGGGAAAGTGTTGTAAGTAATTCCATTGTCCTCAATAGGTTTGCCAGCACCTATGGAATAAAAGCTGGCATATAATCAGGGCACAGGCCCAGTTAGTTAGATAGAGAGGTCGATATGTCCAGATTTATACAACAGAATAATAGACCGGCTCCCAAGAAAGAGCCTAAGCCTAGAGTATTACCTAAACCAGGTACATATACAAGTCAAAACTTGACTGAGGCGAAAAAGATTATCACACCTGAGGGAGGAAGAAGGTAATGGCAGTGTTCAACGGACCTAATCAACCTACCCAAGCAGGTGGTTACAAAGAAAAGGTCACAGATGAACAGTTAATTAACCTAATAGAAGCTGGAGTACAGAATTCTGTAGGTGACTGGCTAAATTCCTCTGACCTTACACGTGAAAGATTACGTAGTACTTATGAATATGCAGGAGTTCCTGAGTTTCATTTAGCTCCACAAGGTGTCAGTACGATTGTTGACACTAGTACTACAGAGACAGTTGAAGCATATACAGCAGTAATTAGTGATTTGTTTCTTAACAATCAGAAAGTCGCTAGGTTTTTACCTATGGATACAGCTCCAGGCGCCTATGCAGCTGCTAAGGATGCTAGTAATCTCGTAAACTACATCATATTCAAGCAGAATAATGGATGGGAACAGTTACAAACTTGGTTCAAATCTGCTTTATTGTGGAAGAATGGATTAGTTAGATGGGATTATATAGAAGATTATGAATATAGAATAGAAGAATATGACAAGATAGACCAAGTAAAGCTAGATGAACTGCTTTCTGATGATGATGTAGAGATAGTAGGTGACTTAAAGTTTGAAAATGAACTAGCTGAAGCAAATCCTCAAGTAGGAGGAGAAGAATCTAATCTTGTTTATGTTGATGTACGTATAAGACGTAAGATAGATAAGTCTAAAATTAAGATAGAGAACGTACCACCAGAAAACTTTAGAATATCAAGAGATGCTAAGTCAATAGAAGAGGCAGTATTTGTAGGAATACAATCTGAAATGACTAGATCAGAGATTAGAAAGCAATGGCCAGAGGTAGCAGATAATATAGAAGACTGGAATGAGTTAGGAGATCAAGAACAATGGTTAGGTAACTCACGTTATTCAGAAGATATTGCTGCAAGAAAGTTCGTAACTGGTCAAGAATACTGGCAAGGTTCAGTTAGTCAAGATCTATTCCCATTAGAAGCTAACAGAGAAGTTACAGTAACTGAATGTTGGATTTCTGTAGATAGAGATGGAGATGGTATAGCTGAGTTAAAGCATTTCATTATAGCTGGTACACATATATTATGGGAAGAAGATGTGGATATGATTCCAATAGCTTCATTATCTCCTATAGATATACCTTTTGAATTTTATGGTTTGAGTATAGCTGACTTTACACGTAGCTCTACTTTAGCCAGCACAGCGATTCTGCGAGGATTTGTTGAGAATACTTATCTTACCAACTACGCTCCTAAGTTAGCTGACCCTAATGTAGTTGATTTCAGTGCTCTTCAGAATATGAAGCCTAAACAGATAGTACCTACCAACGGTAATCCTGCTGCAGCTGTGCAGCCACTACCACCGGAGACTATAAGTACAGGTACGGTACCCCTGTTAGAGCATTTACAGCTTATCAAAGAGCAGGCTACAGGGATGTCTAAAGCTGCACAAGGGTTAAACGATACACTATATGTATCAGGTAACAGTGAACAGAAACTACAAGCAGTTCAGTCTGCATCTCAGAAAAGAATACAACATATAGCTAAGAGATTCGCTGAGACAGGACTTAAGAGACTTGTTATGGGTGTATATCACTGTGCTAAAGTTAATATGGGTAAAATGTCTTTCTCTATGTACGGCGAAAGATACAACGTGAATCTTTCTGAGTTACCTATGGTTATGGATGTAGAAATTTTCGTAGACCTAGGGGATAACTCTAATGTATCTAAGGTTCAGAAGCTATCTACTGTAGGAGGTCAAGTTCTTCCTAAGTTAAATGAGATGGGACAAGGTATGGTAATAAAGCCAGAGGCAGGAGCTGTACTAGCAACTCAACTGGTGGATGCTATGGGTCTTAACCCAGCTGATTTCTTTGAGGACTTTACTACTGCTGAGTTTAAAGAAAGAGCCGCTAAGGCACTTGAAGAGCAGACTCAAGAGCAACAGAAGAGTAAAGCGTTAGAAGACCGCAAGATGGAAGCTGATGCTGCTTTAGCAGAAGCGAATGTCGGATTCACACGTGCACAAGAAAAGAATACATATGATGATAATGCTAAGCAACTAGCAGTATCTATAGATAAACACTTCCAAGAATGGGCTGATCTCCAGATTAAAGCCATAAAGGAAGGATCAACCCTACCACCAAGACCTACATATGCAGAGATCTTGGTAATGGCTAAACAACTTTTAAATGAAGGAGGTCAATAATGGCTGCAATTACATTAACTGCTACTGGCAGTAACTCATTATCTGTAGCTTCACTAGCTGCAGGAGCACATAGAGATTTTCATGTGTATAATCCTAGTGAGCATACAATTATTATTAATGCATTAGGTGCTATCACAACTCTTACTAATGGAGTTCCAAATAACTTAAGTGTAGCATGGACAAATGCAGATGATAACAATACTCCAGCAACTGGTACTAGAAATTATAGAAGAGCTTTAGTAATAGAGCCAAATACTTTTAGAACAGTATCTTTATTTAATAATCATACTGCTGCTCAAGCTATAAATCTAACTGCAGAATCTGCTCATGGTGCAGGTGATTATGTTGGAGATGTAGTTTATATTGGAACACTTAATACTGTTAATACAGCAGGTGTTAACTAATCATGGATAAATACCGAAAGACAGCTGAGAAGAAGCTGAAAGGTTTACATCCAGACTTACAAGCGAAGGAGGCTCTCGTTAGAGCAGAGTTCTCCTCACGTGAAAGAGAGCAATTCTTTGAGGATGCTTATGGAGAATTGCTTGTAGATTATTTTATTAGTTTCTTAAAGACAGAACCACATGAGAATAAGAAGAGAGAATTTATATATGCTTCTTGTTTAGGATTAGGAGATGTTAAAGGAAAATTAATACAATATGAAACTTATGGGAAGAATATCCCACATTTAGAGGACAATGACAATGCATGACATCGATTATGAAGTTCTATTAGAGAACATTGATAAGATGATTAATTTGCTAGAGTATGACGCTATGCGTGGTTCTGGTAAAGCTAAATTGAATTCAATGCATCTACATTCTTTATATTTCTTAAAGGATAAGTATGATGCTATGATAAAGAAAACCATTAAATCGAAAGAGGATAAATAATGGAACAAGAATTAAATGATGTAAACGAAGTCTCTACCCCACAAGTGGATGACACTTCATCATCAGGTCCAACAGAGCAGGAGCTCTTGGATGCCGTAATGAAAAACTCTCCCATCATGGAAGAGGTTGGAGTACCGCTACCCGAAGAAGAGACAGAGCAAGTTGACCCGGAAGAAACCTCAGAAGAAGTAGACCCAGTTGAGGAAGAAGCCGTTAGTGAAGAAACTGAAGAAGAGAAGGTTGAAGAGGAAGTAACTGAAGGTGAGGATGATACGTCTACCCAAGAACCAGATGTTTATGAATTGGATGAACTAGATGATTTCACTGTTAATCTAAAGATAGATGGTGAAGTTACTCCAGTGAAACTTAGTGATATGGCTAAGGGATTTTCTACTGAACAGAGTCTTTCTAAGAAGGGTCGTGAACTAGGTGAGGCAAGAAAAGCATTAGATACTGAACGTGAAGAGAAGTTGAAAGAACTCTCTGATGTAAGTCAAGCTGCTGCAGGTATGCTAATGCAAGGTGAGCAAGAGTTTGCTAAACAGTATCATGAATTAGAAAAGCAAATTGATAAAGCTAGAAAAGATAATGATACATTTGAACTTGGAGAACTTAAGGATAAGAGAGAACAAGTTCAAGCAAAGTATTGGAATGCAAGAAAGCAACGTGAAGGAATGCTAGAGCAAGTTCAGAAGTTCCAACAGGAGCAAGCTGATAAAGCATGGCAAGAACAGTTAGATCATTTCCATAAGGAGATACCTAACTTAATTCCTGACTTCAATGATAAAGTCGCTAATGATATTAGAGAGTTTGCAGTCAATGATATAGGATTATCAGCAGATACTTTAAATAGTATTGCAGATCCTAAGATTGTATGGGCTCTAAATGATTACAGACAATTGAAGCAGAACGTAGCTAAAGGTACAGCTAAAAGAAAGACTGTCCCTACTAAGAAAGCTATTCCAACTAAGAAAGCAGCTCCTGCGAAAAAGAAAGCTGAAGATCAAGCTAAGATGGTTAAAGCTAGAGCATTCAAAGAGAATGCATCAAGCGATGATCAAATGGCTTTTCTAAAGCAATATGCCTCGAACTCTTTAAATAATATTAAATAATTCGGGAGGCTATAATGGCTGTTATATCCGCAAGAGGTGTGAATACTGGTCACGCCGTAACTGACGTTCAGTCAGGTGCTAGCGACGCTAGTATATCACAGAGAGAAGATCTCGCAAATTTTATTTCAATGATTACAAGAGATGAAACTCCTTTCATGTCTTCAATCGGTAAGACTAAAGCTACTGCTATTTATCATGAGTGGCAGACAGATAAACTAACTTCACCAGGTAACTCAGTAATTGGTGAAGGTACTGACTATGTATTACCTAATGGTATTGCTCCTTCAAATGGTCAGACTGCTTTCACAGGTGGAGCTGCTAACGCTGTTGGTGATCACTTCGCTAACACTGGTCCTAACAGAACCAGACTAGGTAACTACACTCAGATTAACGGTAAGACTATTGCTATCTCAGGTACAAGACGTGCTATTGATCAGGCTGGTGTTGCTGACGAGTATGCTTATCAGTTAAAGAAGAGAGGAACTGAGTTAAGAAGAGATGTTGAGTTTGATCTTATTCACTCATTCAATACTTCAGGTCAATCTTCTACTACACCTTTTACAGGTGGAGCTGTTGGTGCTGCTAGAACTTTTGGTGGTTTCCAGTCATGGATTAATAGAGCTCAAACAGTAGAAACTACTACTGCTGATGGTGGTAACGTAAGATATGTTGGTCAGTTTGAAGAGCCACAAACTAATATCGCTACTGGTTTATCTATTCCACAGAAGTCTGTTGGTGCAGCTGCTACACCAAATAAAGGATCTTTATCATTAACTGATATTGATAATGTTATGCAGAGCATTTATCAGAATGGTGGTAA